ATAATTTTTTCCTGTACCCTTTATGAGTGTGTATTGACGCGTATTTTATTAAGATCAAATAAATACGAGTATCAAGATACATCGAAAAGGATGTATAAATTTTAATTAAAATTTAAGACATACGAGGAAAAAATTATGGCTTTAGTATCTCCAGGCGTTGAAGTTACAGTAACGAATGAGTCAGCGTATGTTTCTTCAGACCCAGGCACAGTTCCCTTAATCTTTGTTGCGACGGCAAAAGATAAAACACAAGGTTCTGGTACTGGTACAGCTGCAGGAACAACTACCGCAAATGTAGACAAAACGTATCTTATCACTTCACAAAGAGAATTAGTCAATACATTTGGTACCCCTACTTTTTATAAAAGTACATCAGGTACCATGTTACATGGCTACGAATTAAACGAGTATGGTTTGCAAGCTGCATATTCATACTTAGGTTTAGCCAATAGAGCATATGTTGTAAGAGCAAATGTAGATTTGGGCGAGATGGCCGCATCAGCAACCGCACCATCAGGTACTCCTACAGCAGGAACATATTGGTTAGATCTTACAAATACAACATGGGGCATTCATGAATGGAATGCAGGAACCCAAGCATTTACAAATAAAGTACCAAAATTGGTAACAAAGGCTTCTGAACACAGTAGTCACGTACCAGTTGCTTCATTTGGCTCAGTTGGTGATTATGCTGTAGTTACAACAACAACAAGTAACGCAGTATATTACAAGAATAGAAGTAATACATGGAAGTTAGTAGGCGATGGTACGGCAACAACTGCCGCACACGCAGGTGCAACTAAAGATGCTACATGGGCATCAAGTTGGGCAACAATTACAGGTACAGTTTCTAGTCCAACAGTAACAGCAAGTAATACAATTGTTATAAATGGTCAAACTGTTACACTATCAGATACAACATTAGTACAAACTAGTGTAGACATCAATAATGTATTTAATGGATCCACAGCAGGTAAGACAGGTGTTGAATCCGGCGTAGTTGACAATAAGCTTGAACTTTATGCTATTGGTTCAGCTGCAAGTAATGGTTCAGTAATAGACGGTAAGATTACATTGGCCAATGGTGCAGGCACACCACTAGCAGATTTAGGTATTACTGCTGGTACATATGCAAGTCCAGTAACCCAATCAACTTCATATACATCTATTCCAGCATGGGAAACAAGTGCAACAGTTTCACGTCCAACAGGTAGTACATGGATGAAATTGGATAAAGCAGGAACAAATGCTACTGATTTAAAATTTAAATCATATTCATCAACTTCTACAACATGGGTTGATTCAATAATTTATACATATGATACAATAGCATTGGCAACAGCAGGGTTAGGTAAAACAGATGCAAGAACTATTGCAGTAGGTCAGTTGATTGCAGATCATGATGTTGATGAAGTAGAAGCACTAACATTAAAAACATATCGACGAGTATCATCAGGTGCAACTACAGTTACTGGTTCTGATACAACACCAACTTTTGTAAATGCTGAAACATTTACAATAAATTCTAATACAGTAACATTGGGTGGCACAGCTGCAACAGATTTTGTTGCCGCAGTGAGCGCCGCAAATATTACAGACGTATCAGCCAAAGTAGAAGCAACCGGTGCAGTAAGTATTACACACGCCAAGGGTGGTGATTTAGTATTACGTGATACATCAGGCACACCATTAGCGGACGCTGGTATTACCAACGCATTACTTAATGTTTATTCATTACCAAATAATGATTTAATTGGTACAAACTGGCAAGAACTTACATACGAAGCAAAAACAACAACACCTACAACAAACCCAGCAACGGGTAGGTTATGGTATGATAGTACATTAGTTGCAGACATTATGGTTAATGATGGATCTACTTGGAAAGGTTATAGAACAGTATCCGCTGATTTTAGAGGATATAATTTAGTAAATACTGATCCAAAAGGTCCTATTTTTGCCGCGTCGGCACCAACATTGCAGTCAGATTTAACTGCTCTTGTAAATGGTGATTTGTGGGTTGATACTTCGGATTTGGAAAATTATCCAAAGATTTCTAGGTACCAATCAGCTGCATGGGTTGCAATTGATAATTCAGATCAAGTATCAGGAAATGGTATTTCATTTGCTGATGCAAGATGGCAAACAGAAGCAGGCGCAACCGTATCAGGTACTGGCGCAGGCACAGCAAGTGACATAGATGATATGTTGCTTGATAGTTTCTTAGATCCAGATGCACCAAATCCAGCATTATCTCCACGTGGTGCTTTGTTGTTTAATACACGACGAAGTGGTTATGGAGTTAAGGAATATAGTAAAGATGCAGTAACAGCTGCCAAATATCCTACAGGTAACGCACGTTTTTCAAGTGATGCAGTAACTGATTACTATCCAGATAGATGGGTTAACAAACCAGGTAATAAAACTGATGGTTCACCTTATTTGGGTAGAAAAGCACAGCGTCAAGTAGTAGTAGCCGCATTAAAATCTGTAATTGATGCAAATACAGATGTTCGTGAAGAACAACGTCAGTTTAATATAATCGCAACTCCTGGTTATCCAGAAGCAATTAGTAACATGGCAACATTAAATACTGATAGAAAAGAAACAGCACATATTATTGGTGATCCTCCGTTGCGTCTAGCAGCTAATGCAGCCGATCTTGAATCATGGAGTAAAAACTCTAGTGCCGCAACAGATAATGGTGAAGATGGTTTAGTAACTAATAATGAGTATATGAGTGTATATTATCCTTCAGGATTTTCAAATGATCTAGCAGGCAACTCAGTTGTAGTGCCCGCAAGTCATATGATGTTGCGTACATTTGCTTATAATGATAGTGTTGGTTTCCAATGGTTTGCCGCCGCAGGCACAAACCGTGGTAAAATTTCCAATGCTACTGCTATTGGTTATATTGACTCATCAACGGCTGAATTCCAAAGCATAGCTGTACGTGAAGGGTTACGAGATTCATTGTATGCTAATAGAGTTAACCCAATTACCTTTATTAATGGTAGTGGTTTAATGAACTTCGGTAATAAGTCCCGTGCTTCAACATCTTCTGCAATTGACAGAGTTAATGTTTCAAGGCTAGTTTCATATATGAGACGCCAATTGGATCTCATGTCCAAACCATTCATCTTTGAACCTAATGATGAACTTACACGTAATGAAATTAAAGGTGTAATTGAATCATTTTGTAATGAATTGATGGCAAAACGAGCCCTTAGTGATTATTTGGTTGTATGTGATGCATCTAACAATACTTCAACAAGAATTGATCGTAACGAACTATACGTAGACGTAGCGATTGAGCCTGTTAAAGCGTTAGAATTTATTTACATCCCAGTAAGACTTAAAAATACAGGTGAAATAGCAAAATTATAATATGCTATTATTATTTTTGGGGCGGCGTAAAACCGCCCCATGAATAAGATAAATATTGATAACAAGAGGAGAATAAAATGTCCGTAGCGTCATTAACAAAATTTACGGTTCCAATTAGTGGAGCCGGTTCAATGGGCACATTGATGCCGAAGTTAAAATATCGATATCGTGCAATACTTGAAAATTTTGGTGTTACTACTCCAAGATCAGAAATTACAAAGAATGTAATGGATATTACACGACCATCTGTTACACATGATATGATAACACTCGATGTGTATAACTCAAAAGTATTCCTTGCAGGAAAACATACGTGGGAAGCAGTTACTATTAATTTACGTGATGACGTAAATGGTGAAATTGCGCGTAGAGTAGGTGAGCAAATGCAGAAACAGTTTGACTTTTTTGAACAAACATCTGCTGTATCAGGTTTAGATTATAAATTTGTAACAAAGTTTGAGGTATTGGATGGTGGTAATGGTGCACACGCCGCATCAGTATTAGAAACTTGGGAATTATATGGTTGTTATATTGAATCAGTAAATTACCAAGATCTAAACTATGCATCAAGTGAGCCAGTAACCATTGCGTTGCAAATAAAATTTGATAATGCATTAAACACACCAATTGAAACTGGTATTGGGGCCGCAGTAGGACGATCCATAAGTAGTTCTGCAACAGGATAATTAGTCCTGTGGCATCATTTTTAACGAATTTCTTGCATGGTATAGGAGGTGGAGATCATATCAAAGACTACCGCCATGCAAGCAATCTTTTCACTCATGATAATTTTAGGTTAGCACCTAAAACGGCATTTTTATATCATTGTCTTATTAAATTAAATAAGAACGCAATTGCTTATTCTGGCATGTCTGCGATGTTACAACATGAACCTGAATTAAGTTTTATGGTTAAAGCAGTAGATTTGCCTAGAATGTCTGTTGATATTGAAGAATTAAATCAATATAACAGAAAAACTTATAATATGACAAAGGTTAACTATAGTCCAATAAGTATAACCTTTCATGATGATAATGCAAATACAATTCGTGATTTTTTAGCAAATTATTATAATTATTATTTTAGTGATGGTTCAGTTAGTCATAACGCACAACATGACTTACGTAATAGTGATGGACTTCGTCATTCATATGATGAAAATGGTATTCGAGCTACCGGTGGAGCTTGGGGTTTAGATTCAACTTATACACATACCGGTAGAGGACAGAATTTACTTGATTATATTCAAATATATTCTTTAAGTAAAGGTAGAGCTAGTGGTTATAAGTTAATAAATCCCATATTTTCAGATATAAGTCATGGTTCTCATGATGCATCTGCTGGAGGTACTCCAATGGAACATAGTGTTACTGTTAATTATGAAGCAATTATGTATGATGAATCACAAGTATCTGACATGAGTATTTTGGGCGGATCTTTTTACGATAGAGAGAAAAGCGTTCTGTCTGGCGCAGGCGGTGGAACTAATAGTGTATTGGGTCCAGGTGGTATGTTTGATAAAGGCATGGATATTTTTAATAATTTACAGCAGGGTGGCATTGGTGGTATAGCAAAAGCCGCTATAAATGCATACTCTTTAAAAGAGCAAATGCGCCGCTTTGATGCAAGAGATTCTTTAAAGCATGAAGTTCGTGATATGTCACGAAGTGTAGAGGATTATGTAGCACGTGAAGCCGGAAAGAAATTCGCAACAGCAACTCGTGAGTAAATAATATTATGGCTATAACTGGAAATGTTAATAAAACTAATTTACCCATATTTGATGATACTTTTGCTGAGTTTACGCAAGACGAAAAACAAAAGCAGTTTTTTAGTAATTATTATACACAAGTAGATTCAGTAAATCCAGCACATTTTGATATTGTGCGTGGTTTTCTTGTAGGTAAAAAGTTTGATGAGTCAACTGTTGATAATTTAGTTATATCATTATTAGAAGTTGCTAAAGAACAAGATTTGAGTGTGCCTGATTTAATAGCACAATTAGACGGTTTAGAAGATACATTACAACTTAATACCTTATTAAGTTTATTATTAAATACTACCAGAAATCGAACCAGTGTATTAGGATTTGAACAAACTACAGCAGTTTCTGATAATATTTCTCGAACTATATTGGCTTAGGTCATGGCAAAATATGCCCAAGGTCGGTTCCTTCCTAAAAATAATAAAAAATATGTAGGAAAATCCAACCCAAAATATAGAAGCGGTTGGGAATATGCTTTTATGCAATTTTGTGATAACCATCCAGGTATTACAGAATGGGCAAGTGAAGCAATTAGAATACCTTATCGTAACCCGCTAACAGGCAAACAGACACAATACGTGCCAGATTTTCTTATTGTGTATCAAGGCAAAGATGGCCAACGTAAAGCAGAGTTAATTGAGATTAAACCTAAAAATCAAACACTAACAGAACATGCTGGTAAAAGCAAATACAATCAAGCACACGTAGCAATGAACCACGCAAAGTGGGAAGCTGCTAATAAATGGTGCCAACGTCAAGGTATAAAATTTAGAATAGTAACTGAAGACGACATTTTTCATCAAGGTAAAAAACGCAAATAAGTATTAGTGTGTTCGTCTTA